CGGACAGCGACTCGTCGACCTGTGGGGCCGTCACCGTCACGCCCTGCTTGCGGGCTTCGTCGGCCATCCGGTCTGCGGCCTGCTGCGCCGCGGACGCGAGGGCGGTCCGGACGGTGTCGGCGGCGCGGCTGGAGTCGAGGGTGAGCTCGGCAAGCGCGGCTGTGTCGTCGTCGGTGATGGCCTGCTCGATCTGATCCCCGAGCCGGTCGATCCACTCGTCGGTGATCGGGGCGAAGTCCGTGAGCAGCACGGCGAGAGCGGTCTCGTGGTCCTGCTGCATCTGCTCCAGCGGATCCGTGGCGGCGTTGCGCAGGGCCGGGGCACGCCCAAACAACCCAGAAACTGCCTCATCCCACGACGACGCGGGAGCGCCAGGAGCGGCCGTCGGCAGCACGGGCGCAGGGGCGCGCCGCATCGCTGGGAGGCCGACCGCGGAGAGGATGTCATCCGCGTCCCACAGCTGTGCTTCCGCGAGTTCCTTCGCCGCCTTGGCGCGCGCAGCAAGCTGCACCGACTCGGTCTCAACGTCCGTGGGCACCGGGTCGCAGTAGTCGAACTCCAGGCTGTCCGCCGACCGCCCGTACATGGGCAGCAGCTCGAAGTTCAGCGCGGCCTTGATGCGCTCCAGGCGCGGAATGGTCTGCTGCTCCGCGAACCAGGCCTTCGCCGCAAGCGCGGACGCCCGGTTGATGTCCTCGAAGTCACCGATCGCGGTCTTGCTGATCCCGTACGCCTCGCGGATCCGGTCCGCGGTCGCACCGCGCAGCTCGACGAACTGCATGTCCCGCTGGCTGATCGTGCGGTCGACCCACTTGCCGTGCTCCAGGATCGCCACCCGGTGCGCGTTGGCGACGCCCTTGTGCTGCTCGTTCCACCGGTCCCGCAACTCGCTGAACTCGCCGTCGGACAGCCCGTTGGGGACCTCGATGATCCCGCCGGGCTGCGCACTGTTGATGAAGAACGCCCGCGACCACTCGGCCGCATACCGGCTGGTGTCGAGGTCGGGGAGGACCGACAGCACCGGGGACAGCCCGCGGTACGGGTCCAGCGGGTTCGGCCGGCGGAGTTGGATGACCTGGTCCAGTTCGAGGGGGACCTGCTCGCCGTCAGGGCTGGTGTACACCCAGCCCTTCAGGAAACGCTCGCGGTCCGGGACCGGCGTCATACGGTCGGGGCGGACGGGCCACATCTCCAGCGGGATACTCACGCCAGGGTGGCGGGCGATGACCCATTCGGTTTCGCCGGTGAGGTCGTAGTGCTGGGTGGACGACTCCACGAATTCCTGCCGCGGCATGAACGGGTTGGGCTTGTTCCACAGGTCGAGTGCCGCGTGGGAGGTGACCTCGGTCCGGTCTTCCTTCCGGCCGGACTTGGCCTTGCGCCACAACTTCCAATCGACAAGAGCGGTGGCGTTCGAGGTGCGGTCGACGATCGCGAACAGTGTCCCGACTGCGGACATGGCGCGCATCTGGCCTTCGGCGTCGCGGCGGGCGCCGAAGATTCCGTAGCTCTGGGCTCGGCTGGAGAAGGGGACCGGTGTGGCGGAGGAAGAACGAAGACTGCTGGCTGCGTTGGCGAGGGAGCCGAAGAGGGTTTTGCCCACCGGCCACCTCCTTCACGTCAGTCGCTGTCGAGCACCCATTGCAGGACGCAGGTGAGGACTCCTCCGGCGATGAGACCGACCCCGGTTCCGAAGATATTCCAGCATCCTGCTGTGATGAGTGTAAATCCTCCTGTCAACATGGATGCTGGCCGCAAATCTTTCAGCTTCTTGGGGTTCACGCTCAGCTTCCTCATCACAGCCACCTCACTCGTGTCCGGCCAGCGGCATAGAACGCCAGCAGCAACGCATCCGCGTTATCCGGCGACCGACCGAGCCGCTTCCTGATCTCGTCCTTCGGCTCCACCCGGATCCGCCCCTTCGGATCCACGTCCCAACGCGGCTCCAGCAACTGCGCCACCGTCGTATCCGCGTTGTCCATCACGGCCAGATGCCAGCCGCCCGACTCCGACAGGCCCCGGCCAAGCTCCCACCACAGTTCGGCCCGCAGGTTCATGAACTTGTCCGGCTGCGACGCCGCCTCGGCCACGTTCACGCCGACGACCCGCGCACTGTGCTCTCCCCGGTTCGCCGCGTTCCGCAGCTCGCCGATCACGCCGAACCCGATACCGATGCTGTCGACCTTCACCGCTGTCGCCCCGGACTCACGGATCGCACGGAGGACGAGCGGGGCGATCTGCTCGGGCCGGTCCGTGTGCGCCCGCCACTCCCTGCCGGCCTGGAACCCGCGACGTTCCCGAATGACGGTCTCGTCTCCGCCGCCGCCGACGTCGACACCGAGCTCGACGGGCAGGAACTTGTCGGCGGGCGGGCGGCTGTCCCACGGGAGTCGGCAGCGGGCAATGTCGGAGCCGCGGACGACCTGGTTGGGGCCGTCCTCGGAGAACTCGCCCAAGACTTTGGAGCGGTAGACGGGGTTCTCCTCGCCCCACTCCTTCGCCTTCTCCTCCACCCACTCGCGGCCCACCAGCGCCGCGGACATCTCGTGCGGGACGTCCTCGCCGGTCAGGTTCGGGGAGTCGAAGGCGCTGATCGCCATCTGATGCCAGCCCGAGCCGGGCGTGCACACCCGTCTGAAGTGGGAGGCGGGGTTGTCTGGGTTGCCGATCGCGACGATCCGGCAGTCCGGGCCGGTCGCGAGCGCGTCGGCTGCGGTCCACAGCTGCTCCGGGATACCGCACGCCTCGTCGAGGACGACGAGGACGTAGCGGGCGTGGATGCCCTGGAAACCGTCCGTGTCGGTGTCTGCGGGCTTCCGGCCGTAGCCGACGAGTTCGTCGTCGATGAGCCACTCGGTCTGGTTGACCCGGCCCGCAAGCTGTCCCGCGCGGTGGTGCTTGCGGATGTACCGCCACAGGATCGCCCGCACCTGCGAGAACGTCGGGGCGGTGGACACCACGAACGCCTCACCCGGGGGGTGGGTGTCGAGCCACCAGCACGCGATGAGCGCGGCCGTCCACGACTTCCCCACACCGTGCCCGGACCGGACGGCGACACGACGGTGGTCGCGGACCGCGTTGAGGATCTCCCGCTGCTTCGACCACACCGTCTGATTGAGGCGTTCCTCCACCCAGCGCACCGGGTGCGCCCCGTACTTCGCGGTCCGGCCGGCGAGGGCGTTGCGGTCGACGAGAGTCTTCAGCTGGTCGCGGAGCATCTTCAACTGGCGGGTGTCGCCCGCACGCACAAGCTGGCCGACTTGGGAGCGAATCCGCTCGACGTCAGCTGCTGGCGTCGTCACTGGCGGTGCCGCGGTCGAGGAGGGCGCTGATCTCGTCGCCGAGCTGCTGCGCGTCGACGCTCACGCGGGAGGGCGCGTCGAGGCCGAGGAGTTTGCGGTACGACTCGCGGACCTTGACGAGGCGGTCGATCGCGGCGAGTTTCGGTCCGTCGTCGAGGAGCGGTTTCCCGTCGTCGCCTGTGATGACCTTGCCGTGGGACACGGTGACGTGGTCGCGCAGGAGGACTTCGAGGGCTTCCTCATACAGGGTGTCGAGGCGCTCCGCTTCGTGAGCGATGAGCTTCTCGGCGGGCCCGCGGACGACTTCGCGGAGGGCGCCGCGGATGGCCCGGCGTGCGGTGCTTTTGTCGTAGTAGCCGAGTTCGTCGGCGATCGCGGCGAGGGTCCAGCCTTCGGCGCGGAGTGCGGCTGCGCGGGCGTCACGTTGCGCGTTTTGGGGGGTGCGGGCGAAGCGGTTGAGGCCGTCGCGGGCGCGCCCGTCACCGGTGGGGTGGCCGGCGGTGGGTTCGGGCTCGGCCGGTACTGGTGGATTGTTACCGGTAACCATGGTGTGATGTTAGCGAGGGTGTGCAACTGGTGGACGGTGGTGCACGCGAGAGGGCCCGCTCCCCTGGGCGTAGGGGGCGGGCCCTCTGCTGTACGCGAGGTCAGGCGGTCAGTCCTCCCAGCCGCGGGCGACGTCCAACGCGCGGCGCAGCGCGGACGCGAGCGGCAGACGCTGGGATTCCGGCACGAGGATGGTGCGGTCGACGTCGTTGGGCTGGCCGGTGGTGTCGCGGTCGTACACGCTGTACGCGAGCCGCATCCCGTCACCCTCCGGCCTGACCGCGAGCGTGTCGCCCCAATCCGTCGTGGTCCACTCCCGGCGGTCGGTGAGCGCGGCGATCAGGCCGGGCACGTCGACCGACCGCATCGGGTACTCGGGGCCGTCCGGGACGGCCTGAACGTGGGCGGCCTCGCAGATCTGGATCTCGACGACACCGTCACCCGGATCCTGACGCAGGCCCTCGGGGATCACGCGGAGGCGAGTCCCTTCGGGCGTCCACCAGTCCCAGGGCTGGGGGGTGAGTTCGGCGGTGACGATGTTGAGGGAGTCCTGAAA